TGAGGTTTTGCCCTATACCCCCAATAAACAGAATCTATTGGATGTTTTTTATGCTCTTCTTTAAGAAAGTTTAAAATAGCCATTGCATTTTCACACTTTTCTTTAAACTTAGAAGACTCGCCAGCCTTATTGATAAACTGATATGCAGCATCAGCATCTCTAGAATTTAGTAAGCACTTCAAATTTTTATTAAAATTTTCAATTACTTTTTTATAAAATTCTTCTGGAGTTTTTGCATCAAACCCACACTCAAATGCTATACATGGAAACAACTCAGTTATTGTAGCATTTAATGTCGTCTCAGACATACCACCACGAACTGGTTTGTATGCAATTGTAACGCTTGTTTTATCTTTTAAACTAAATGTTGATACAGGAAAAGATGATATTGCTTTAGTTTGCGACTCGACTTTAAATCCATTCTTCTTTAAAGACTTTTCAATTTCATCTTTTGACGATTGCCTATCTTTTGTTTTTACAATCATCAATAAACTTTTTGGACCGGCATTCTTAACTTCAATATTTTTAGAATATTGCTGCAAAGCTTTATTCATATTTAATAGATCGTTCGCCATTATTTTAATACTTTTTAAGTATTTAGAAATGGAGAATAGGAGACTCGAACTCCTGACTCCCTGCTTGCAAAGCAGGTGCTCTACCAGACTGAGCTAATTCCCCGAACAAAGACATTATAAAACCCCTCAACTAAAAAGTCAAGGGGTTAGAGCAACCTTCCGATTTATTTATCAACCACGCTTGGCACGAAGTTTAGCAAGAACTGCTCCTGCTACTTTTTCACCACGCTCTTTGGAGCCATAACGCTTACCAGCAGATGCAGCAATCTTTGCAAATGCTTTACCAGGTTTGCCAATATCCTTACCTGCTCTTGCTGCCTTTGCGGAATATGATGCTTCTTCTAGCTCTTCATCATCCTCATCGTCTTCTTCAGACTTTTTGGACTTCTTACCTTTCTTCATTTCCTTTTCATCCTCTTCATCATCTTCTTCGCCCATTGCTTCAACAATGGCATTAATATCTTCAGCGTTTAGTTGATTTGCCATCATCCACTCTGCCTCTTCCAGAGTTTCTGCGTATCCTTCTGCTTGGAGGAACTCAAGGACTATATCAAAGATATCTACTTCTTCATATCTAGTATCTTCAACAGACTTACCTGCTCTTCTTGCTGCTTTGTTTCCAGCACCTCTATCAGCGGCACCAAAATCACTCTGTTTTGATACACCCTTTTCACCTCTTCCACCACGCTTTGATGGACGCTTCGCTGGATCAGCACTATGCATACGGGTATAATCTGTTCCGCCTGGTTTTCGGATTACCGTTTTAATGCGTTCGCCGCTTAGTGCTTCATCAACTTCTTGAGGAGCATATACATCAGCATATGCTTCAATCATTCCTTTAACATTGGAAGAACTAAGCATATCATAGCTTGCCTTTACAACCGTTGGGGTTTTTTCGGCAGCAGCAGTTCCTTTGTTATAAAGAGACTTATTAACTTCTGCTCTTGAACCACCTTGTTGTCTGATTTTTTGTGCTTGAGCAAGTCTTGGATTTGCCTTTGCCCAAGTATCCATAGCACTTGGTTTTTCCGCTGGTTTTGCTGGTTCAACCTTAGCAGCAGATCCTAATGCTGCTGGTTTTGCTCCACCAGTTGCTGCTGGCTTGGCGGCAGGTTTTGCTGCTGCTGGAGCTGCTGGTTTTGCTGCTGCTGGTTTTGCTGCTGGTGCTGTAGCAGCAGGTTTAGCAGCAGGAGTAGGTGCTTCTGGTTTTGGAGCAGGTTTTTCTGCTGCTGGTTTTGCTGCTGCTGGTTTAACTCCACCAGGAGAAGATCCACCACCTCGTCTGCCACCCATTCCACCACCGGCAGGTCCAGACTTTGTTACTGCTGGTTTATAAACATTAGGATTAGAACCAGTAACTCTACCACCAGCAGCACTAGCTTCGTCAATTTCTTCTACATTTTCTTGACTATAGACTGCTTCGTAAGCAGACATTGCTTCCTTCAGAATATTAGGATCCATTTTTACAAACACTTTTTTAGTTATTTATAAAAAAAAGACCCCGAAGGGTCAAGCACCAAGAACAGCACCAATATTATCATCAAGTTGCTGAACCACTCCACGAATATCAGAAATGCGAGGAGGAACACTTACTTCATCATAAGTGTATCCTTTTTGTGCCTCAAATAATACTTGGCGAACTGCTGCGGCAGCACGAGCATCCATTTTAACTGTTACTTGTTTTTCTTTAGTCACAGATCTCCCTCCACACGATTTTCAGAACGATAAACATCAAATGCACCTTCAGGATAACGAGCACTCAACTTCTCATAGTTCATTTCCATAATCTCACGGAAGTTGGTGTCAAGTGCCATACACGCTTGAGCAAGATACCAGCAGATATCACCAAGTTCACGCTTCATATGAAAGACATTCTCTTCAGAGTATGGTTTACCTTGGAGAATGATTTTCTTTACAACTTCAGTAAACTCACCTGCTTCAGCACTAATACCCAGAGCAGCAGTCAGAAGACGGGGAACATCAGCATCATTTGCTGCTTCAAGTTCGGTCATTCGTGAAAGAAGTTGTGCGAAGTCACTGCTAGCAGGACTTGTGGTTTGACGTACAAACTCAATATACTTATCACTATCAATAACTTTAGTCATATTAGAATTTAAATCCCTCAAATGATTTTTTAGGTTTCTTTTCTTCATAATCATACTCTTCATCCTTTCCATTGTCAAGGATATCTTGTTGAGCAGATTGTTCACAGTCATAAAGACGCATCTTTGCCCTATCAATACCAATCACGAAACGCTTATGAATGGTAGGGTCATTATAACGATTCTTAAGTTGCTTCACAAGAATCTGTCCAAGTCCTTCAAGTTCTTCTGTAGAAATTAAAGCAAACATCAAGTCTGCAGTAGCAGGAAGACCAAATGATTCTGAAGTATCAGTTAGTTCCACATCAGAAGAACCATAACCAGAACGAGTAGTCTGGGTAGCACTCACAATGGGAACATTAAACTCCACAGCAAGACCACGAAGTTCTTCAGCAATAGACTTTACAAAGGTGTAAGAGTTGATATTACTGTTTCCACGATACCTTGAAGACGCACAGATATTCAGATAGTCAATGAAGATAATATCTGGACGGAATGATTTCTTAAGTGCTAGTTCATTCAAGAGAGACTTGAAGTGTCCAGCGTGTGCAGAAGCAGTTGGATACTCTTTAATAATCAACGTACCTTGCGTCTTCTTCGCAAGGTTTGTGACCTTGTTCTCAAATAGTTGTTTCGGAAGATCCGTGATATCCTGAATTGGGACATTGAGAAGGTTGGCATCAATTCTTTCAGCAATTCGTTCCTCCGCCATCTCAAGAGTGATGTACAAAACGTTCCTGCCTTGCAGTAAGACGGAAGAAGCAACATGGCACATAAAGAGACTTTTTCCGACACCCGTACCAGCAAGAGCGATATTAAGAGTCTTATTAGGTAGACCACCTTTTGTAATCTTGTTAAAGTACTCAAGGTCGAATTCAATTTTCTCTTCCTTTCTGTGATAGGACTCATAGCGTTGTTCATAGTCTAACAGATAATCGTGTCCGATGTGAGTATCAAAAGATACTGCCAGAGCATCTGACAATATACTAGGAATGCTATCACGATTTTTCTTCTCATCTTTACCATCTGCAATATGGATAGACTCCATAAGAGCAAGATAGATTGCTCGATCACGACACCACTTTTCAGTGGTATCAACTAACCATTTAAATTCTGTTGGTTCATCCTCAAGGTAACTCACCATCTGAGTGATTTCTTTGAAGGAAGTGTCATTAATATCTTGACGCTTTTCTACCTCAATACAAAGAACTTCTTTAGTCGCAGGTTGATTATATTCCTGAACAAACTTTAGAATCTCCTCAAATACTATTTTTTGATTTGTATCTTCAAAGTATTCCGATTTGATGAAAGGAATAACTTTCCGAATATATTCCTCATTATGAAGAAGATTGCGGAGAATAAGAATTTCAACTTTGTCCATGCGGCATATCAAATACGAATGTTATTCTTGTCTCATCACCGATGTTTACGGTTCCATGAGGTAGTTTATTATTAAACCAAAGAAGAGTTCCTGGTTCAACAATAGTAGTGTCACTTCCACAAAAATACTGATATGTTCCTAAAATAGAAAGATGATATCGGTCTCTTGTAAGATAGTAAGTTCCTTCATCAATGTGTGCCCCAACAATCTCATCAACGGGCAATGAAAGAAATCCACAACGATGCAATTCTCTATTTCCAAAGTGCTTGCGTATGATCTTTCGTATTTCACTATGATGTTCGTATGCAGGGGTCTTGATGTTTATTTCAGAATCACCAACAAAGTCTTCTTTGCTTTTGACCCCACCCATTATAAGTTGAAGAGCACTTACTGGCAAGTCAGCAAATCCTCTATCAACCAAAGACTGAGAATCCTTCA